GGCATCCATAAAAACAAAGGTGTCGGCCTTCTCGGAAGCAGCCAAGGCACCGATGTTTCTTGCGTGGCTAAGGTTAAAGCCTTCGGCCTCGTGCCTTACCGCACGGACTCGTGGGTCGTTCAGGTCCTCAACATAATCGGCACTCTTATCGGGGTCTCCATAGTCCACCACGATAATCTCGTAATTGCCACCCTCCTGGGCAAGCCAGGTCGGCAATGCCTCTTCCAAATGGTGCATACGGCCCTTACAGGTCGTAATCACCGATATGAATCCGCTCATTTCCATCGTATCAGCTGCTTTTGTTGTCCTGCGTGTTTTTGTCTCACAAGGTTGTGCCACTTGTACTCGTGAGTCAAGCCGAACTTAGCGTGATACTCTCCAAGCAAGGCGCAGGAATGCTCCCAGGCAGAATTGTGAGAAAAACCAGGCCCACCATAAAGTCCGAGAATGTAATAGTTTTCCATCATCCAAGGTATTGTTTTGGCAGACAAGGCATTTAGGTATTGAAAGTAAACGGGATTCACGCCACAAAAGGGGTCAATCTTGTATTGGGCGCAAGCGATGTTGAAGGCAAGCTCATCGGGGTAAGTGCCTCCCCAAGCCATTCTGAGCCTATCCACCGGGATGCCGTTGTCAATATTGTCCCTTACTTGCTCAAAGAACTCCGTGAGCTTTTCTCCCTTGCGAAGGAACATAAACGAACTGTTTATGGCCGTTACATCGGCATCATCGTCAAGCTCGTGAAACTCCCAAATGGTGTCAAGAGATGCCCATTGCATCGTATTGCCAAAGAAGTCTGCGCCGTCCCTTTTTAGGTTGCCCTTGGGAGTTCCTCCTTTTGGATCATCCCAAGACGCTACCTGGGAATAGAAATATCCGCTTTCTGGCAACGCAAGAACCATCTCAATCAGCGGTTGCAAGGATTTGAGCGCAACGCCATCGGTATCAAAGTATAGGTTGTTGTCAAAGGCCATATACTTGTCCATTCTCGTCTTGGCCCTGCCTGGGCTGAACCCTGCGCCAGAATACAAGTCTTCTTGGTCAATAATGGTGATAATATCAAAGACCCAATACTTGTGTCCTAAAAGCACATCCTTGCTATCGCATATCAACTGAATTGGGAGGTCTCTGTCAAATGCCTTCACCGATATTGCGAAGTTGTAGGCCATTTCGTGATAGGCTGACTTTCCAAAAGCCATAAGCACTATCCCTGTTGTTTGTTCACTCATCTGTGCAAAGATAAAAAAAATCCCCGACCAAAGGCCGAGGATTCAAAAAAACCAAACCGAAACTTAAACTCCGAAGATAGCGTCTGCGGTTGAAGGCGCAACGTATTTCTGTGGGAGTTGGTCTGGGCCGAGCGAAGCACGGGCCGTACAGTTGAACATCTGAAGCTCCTTGTTGGAAGCAGGGACATTAACCGGCAGGCACACATAGTTCACGGGTTGAGTGATCACCATCACCTCGTTAGAGCCACACAGGTACAGAATCAAGCCCGTTACACGCTTGTTGAGGGCGTTGTAAAAGTCAATGCTTCCATCGGTTGTGTTGGCATCCATCCAGGTAGCGGTAAAGTCAAACCCAGCCAAGAGGCTTTGTGGGCCGCATCCAACAGGGTTGTCAACATCTACTGGAGATGCATCGGGTACCGTTCCACGAACATTCTTGATAATTTTGAGGTCTCCAGCGTTGATAGCGGTGGTGTATTTCGCACCATTGCTCCAATCGGCAGCCGTTGCAAAAGTAGCCCCGGTACCAAATGCGTCCTCCTCAAGAATACCAATCGCAGAGATACCGCCCCTGTTGTAAGCACCACAAAGCACAAGCTCGTGATTCGGCAAAGCAGTACAGCCATATTCTAAATAAGCCATTTTGTTAAAAATTAAAGGATTTCAATCTCGTCATTTATTGGCAGACAGGCCACAACGCACGATGTAATTGCAAAGATAATGAATCGCCACGCAATTATCCTACATCAGGACAAGGGCGACAAGTTGCTTCGCAGACAAGGCTCACAAGTCGTTTCGCAGTCTTCGGGATTAACGGGCAAATCATCGCAACAAGGGTCTTTGCGTAAGTTCTGCTCCTTCACCTCAACCTCAAGGAAGGCAGGGGCAACGAGCCGTGTCCGAACCCAGGTCGGAGAGTAAGCCTCCGAGCGAGTAAAGTAATCGGCAGCAGGAAGTATGAGGTCGTTCATATTGAAGATGTCGTGCCTGCAAGCGAGGCGCATAAAGTTGTGGACATACCTCGGCGAGAGGTTCACGACCAACTCCACGAACTCCCGACTCTCCGCATACACGACCTTCTTGCGGCCTGCGCTATCCTGATAGGACACGACCTCGCCATCGTATTGCGGATTCCTCAACTCGCCATAGATTCTGGTGCGATGAAAGAAGCCGGCTGGTAATGCGGTGCTGGAGGGATAGTTGAATCCAAAAGCGCAAGCTCCCTTCGTGTCGGTCACATTTTGGGATGCCAAGACTCGGATGGTGTTGCACGGATCGGTAATCCATTTGTACTCTTCGCTCAAGCAATACCAATCACTCCCCCCATCATAAGTGTCTTGAGTAATTATTATCCTAAAGCAATCGTTCTTATTGAATCCGGCGTTTGGATTACTTGATACAAAATGAAAAGTGCAGAAAAAAGTGTCACCATAAAAAGACTCCGAGTCAACTTGGGTCTTTATGCTTTTATAGAAAGAATCAAAAGCAGGATTAGACCATATCAAATCGGAAGGAAGAAGAGTAGCCGTATATCCACCGAGTTCGTCAACCCTTACATTGCTAATCCTCATCTTTACTTTTCCATTCGCATTTGTCCTAATGCTAAAGTTTAGATTCGTACCCGTTAGGTAGCTTGTGCCGGTGTATGTAAAGTAATGAACGTAATCTCCTGGACAAATAGCGTCATCGGTAAAAGAAGCCGCCGCAGGATTAAGCACGCCAAGCGTGTTAACAAAGCCGCAAAACTCTCCCCCTATCTCTTCTAATGTATATGAAATTCTGTATTTTTTTCCATTGATCAGCGGAGAAGAAAAAAGACCATTTACAAAGCCATTGTACGTTCCTGCGCTTGGGTAGCAATAATTCAAATCAACGCCACAAACAGGCGTTGTGTCTATTGATCCCCATCCAGGGGTTAATGTCCATTCGGGGTTTCCATCGCAAATGCTGTAAAGGAGGTTTTTGAACATAAGCGCAGGAGCCTGGAAACTGAGTGACTCAGATGTCCAGCCAGAGCCATTGAACTCCGTCAATATCGGTTGCTGATAATCCCCCGTCTTGCAATTATCACAATCCTCGCTTTCGGATACGCAAAATACCTGGACGCTTTTTATTGTGAATTGAAGCGTCGTGCTTCCTGCTAATTCAAAATTAAAAGTGGCTGTGGATATTGGTATTTGATATATTCCATTATCATCTATCTCTATGCCATTATAGCCATAGATGTATAGCACATCTCCTCCTGTTTTTGTAAAATTGGAAATCTCAATTCTAAGAATAGCGTTTTTACAGGTGGTGGCTGGATTTACATTGTAATTAACCGCACAAAATCTTGCTCCAGAGCCAACGAATGTTATTCTAACAAACCCCGTGATATTATCCTTTGTCACGCTTGGGCTGGGCGTATAATAAGACAAGTAAGTTGCTGCGTTAGCAGGAGCGTTATTCGTTGCCGTACTTGGCACGCACGATATTGGTTGATTCGGTGTAATCATTCGGTCAGAAGTTCAAAGGTTGTCATTCCTGTTTTAATATCGTGAGACATATTTAATATCCATCCCGTAATTCCGTTAAATACAATAGGAGAGGATGGGTCGGCCAATATAATACTCAAACTTTCTCTTGTAAGGGGTACTTCAATGTTGTAAAGGTACTTGATATGCAAAGATGATACATTGTCAATCGTGTTCCCTGCAATCTTTAGGCCATTAGATGTTCTAAGGATGTAGTTTCTCGCAACAAGCGGATGCACGGCAGAACCTGTATGAATCAAGAATCTACCGAAAAACGGAGGACCTGTTAAAGAGTTAAACTCACACACATAAGAAACGCTGCCAAGATATTCGTTTGGCGGCAATGGCGCCGGTATGGTAAATGCACTCCAAAGACGCTGTTGCTGATTCGGGTCAAGAGAGACAAACCCTCCCCAATCCACCATATAAATAGTTTCCGTATTAATTAAATCAACATCAATAGAAAATCCACCTTGAGGGAATCCCAAAGAGGTGTTTATCGTAGCATCGTTATCGGTACAGTCATTAGAGATGTAAGAAACTTCGGACTGCAAATAAGCCCAAGTATTTTCATTCGTTTGAGAGTAATTCAGCTTTGATATAGAAAACTCATTGTCCTTCTTTTTTGATACGAGCCTTACATCGTCTATTTGAATTGTTGGAGTTGTAGGAAAGAAATAATCTTCTTGTTCTATGCGTACATATTGCGTTCCATTTTGAAAATACGGGTACATACTTAGATTATACAAGGAAGCAACAGACCCATACAAATCTTGAAAGCTCATATAAAGCGAATTGCTCCTTGGCGAATCGCCTTGTGGAGGAACGGATGGAGATGACTGAAATGCCCCTCCGTAATTTATATACAAATTAGTCCCTCCGTATTTTCCATTGACATCAACCGTTGTGCTTCCAACAACCGCTTCAAGCTTTCTTCCTGCTATTTGGTAATAGTCTTGAGCCGTATATAAAAGCGTGTTTGAAGGAAAGCTGGTTATTTTAATGGACACATCAGTATTGTGAAAAAAACGAAACCGAAGCATTGTTTGCCCATTATAGGTGGCATCAGCGTTTCCGACATTCAATCCTTCAACTATTCTTGGATTTACCCCTTGCACCAAGTCTATTTCTTTCCCAGGCACGGTTCCGTCCCATTGAACGGCGATTATTATTTGGTTTCCGACATTGTTGCTATCTAACGGCCCCGCAAGGTTTGTTGCTACGGATTGCGGATTGCCATATATATCCGTCCAAGATGTTACGGCTTGAACAACGGTGTCTCCTCCAGGAACAACAAGATTGCCTGCCCATCCCAATATCATACCGCATATTTTTTCGGTGTAAAATTTTGCCGTTGTCCCAATGTTTATCCCTGGCCCTATACCTAAAAAATCGGAAACTATTGTGGCACCGTTGTCCGTTAGGTAATTAAGCATTTGTTGCATTACCTCGGCAACCCTAAATGACCTAAACATTTTAGCAAAAGCGGGATTTAATGCACCGGCCATTGCTGGAGTCAATGTGCTTCCAACCGTTCTAAAAGGCATTGGGAAATCGCTTATTGGCGCAAGAATCTCCCCATTAACCGTTTTCTCGCAATTAACTTGAATCTTTGCGTCCTTTAACCTACTCAACTTTCCGTATATGGTATTGTCCTCAATGTTGCATTTAGCAACGCAACGATAAAGGTCAAGGTCTATTTCGGACAAGAAGATGATGCCTTCCCGATTAATTCCATTTGTGCATAGCTCTTCAATCTTTACCAAAATCTCGCCACAACCATTTCCGTCTTCAAATTCTTGCTTTATTAATTCATACGCATTGCCATAAAATTCAACATCGGCAACAAAAGTTGTGATAAGGCCAGGAAGGTCTGGGTCTCTTCGGTATTCAAACTTTGAGTCCATCCAATTCATTGGCTCCTCAACCTCTGTGCCATTTAGGTAAAATTTAAACTCAGCCATTACTTCATCTTTTTGTTTACAACTCTGCCTCTGATAGAATTTGGAAAAATTGCGCTGGCAAGTTCTTTCACGTTATCAATTTTTACCTTTTTGTTCTTCCCGATAGCGTTTATGATTTCTGCGGATTGCATATCAAACGAGTTCAATATGTTTTCCGCAAAGGAATTACCTTGGCCCTGCGATTTGCTATGCCCATCCATCGCATTAATATACCTCTTAGCGATAAAGCTTTCAAAATTATTGTCCCGAATAGCTTGAAGCACAGGTTTGTATTCAACGGTTTCTCTTGCGGTCATCACGGACTCTCCTCTTGAAAGCATAACTGGGATGCTGTCGGATGTGCCGGTGCCTGGACCATTCAAGTCAATAACCCCATCCTTGAATCCTTGCGGGAATTGACTTGAACTAATTGCGGCTAATTGTTGTATAGCTAATTGACCAATGACGGCAGCAGCAATAGCTCCACCAACAGGGCCAAGGTCGCTAAATGCACGGATGATGGCCGATGCGGTATTGATTAAGACATTTACTTTTTGAGACTCTTTGTTTTGCTCAAACCTTTTCTTTTCAATCCTCGTGACTTCTGCGTTGTATTGCTCCTCTGAAATCAATCCTTGGGCAAGCTTGTTGTCAAGAGCAGTCTTTTGGTTATTAAACTCCATCTCTTGAATCTGAGTGAATTGGTTGTATAAATCGCTGGCTACATTAACGAATTTGCCAACCTCTTTTAGGTTCTCCTCAAACAAGGCTTTATCCCGATTTGCCGCAAGAGCGTCAATCTCTTCTTTAGTCCTGCCATAGACCTTCGCTTCGGCAATCAATTCTCCATAGTATTTACGAATAGCCTTCAGTCGCTTGTCCAACGAATTTCCCTCATACCCATCCAGGCCGTCTTGAAGTCGCTTGTAGAACTCGGCGTAATCCTCGGCCTCCTTCTTCTTGCCATCGTTAAAGTCGGTGTCAAGCTTTTGCATTTCAATGTTGGCCTTGGCGAAGATGGCCTCAATCTCTTTGACCGATTTGCCTTGAATCTCAGCACTCTTAGCGGCGAGTCTTGCCTTGGCCATCACCAACGCCTTCTCAAGTTCAAGCCTTCTGTCCGTTCCTTCGGCGTGTAATTGAATCTCGGCCTCAATCTCTGCGGCACTATCCTCCAACATTTGAACCGTCAAGTCCTTGATGTCTTTGCTGAGTTTTTGAAGGGACTCAACCGATGGGACATAGACTCCTTCCTCAATGACCTCGGCAACATTCGGGTCAAAGGACTCAACCATTTTCCGGGCCTTCTCCAAGTCTTTGTCAAGCTTTGCAAGGCTCAAGCCCATCGCTTGTGGCGTGTCCCTTTGTTCAATCTTGGCCAGGTTCTTGCGTGCCTCAATGACTTTTATGAGTTGGTTGTAGTAGGCCGTGGTTCCTTCGGTAGTAGCTACGAGTCTCGTCTCTTCGGCGGCCAGCAATTCTTTGGCGGCGGCGATTTCGGCCTTTTTGGTATCTGCTGAAACTTTTTCTTGCTCCTCTTCTCTTTTTTGAGATAATTGCCCAATGGCCGTAATAAGCCCCTGAGTAAACTCTATCTCCTTCTCCTTCTGCTTGACCAACTCCTTTTGTTGTTTAAGGGCTTCTTTTGCCCCAACGACATCAGCCATGCCGCTCATCCCTGCGGTTCCTGGCTGTCCGACATTGGCTGTCCTTGCTTTTTTAAGAGCAATTTCTCTTCTTTCAAGTTCCTTGTTTAACTCCTCAAGCTCCTTTCGCTGCTCTGTAATCCTATCCGTTTCGCCACTAATAGCTTTTTCGGTGCTTACCCCTTGCTTTGCGTAAAGTTCCGCCCTTTGTTTTATCCTATTCTCAATGTCCTTTTGCTCCCTTTCAGCCTTTGCCGTTTCTGCCGCACGGACAATTTCAAGTTTTGCTAATTCAGCATCAAAAGCCGCAAAATTGCCATTTGCTGCAAGTGCCCCAAGACGAACAAAGTCCTTAAATCCCGCCTCCATCATCGTGTTTAAGCTTCCGAAGAAATCGGACAAAGTGTTTGCAACCGCTTTGGTTGGCAAGAAATTAGACAAGGCCAACTTGAAGCGGTCAAGTTGGGTCGTTACCCTGTTAATGGATGCGTCAAGCGAGTTCTGCTTTCCCGAAAGGGCAGGGGCAAAAACCTCCTCAACGACATTGGCAAATTCGGGCAAGATTTCAGCGGATATGATTTTGCCGTCCTCAAGCAATTTAGTGAACTGCCTATTGGTTACCTCTTGTGCTGGATGGAGGCGATTGTATGCCTTAGTCATCAAGTCGGATGCGCCAGGCAATGCCTCGCCAAGCTGCCTTCTTAATTCTTCCGCCGCAACCACACCCTTGGACAACATTTGTTGCAAGGCGTAAAAGGAACGCTGCGTCTGAATTGAGCTTGCGCCAGAAGCTCGCAAGGCAACGGCCACCTTGCCAAACATACTCTCGCTCTCGGAGGCCGAAAATCCAGCCATCTTTGCAGCAATACCAAAACTCGCAAAACCTTCGGCAAGAGATGTAAATTCAATACCTAAGCGAATGGACATTTCACGGAGGCGGTTAAATGCAAGCGTACCGCCCGTTGCGGAGTCAAAGACGAAGTTGATTCGGTTTTGAAGAATCTCCATTTTTCGCTCAACATCCACGATTGATTTGGCAAAGCCAACAACAGAATCAATGGCAAAGTAAGCGGCCACTCTTGCGGCAACACGCTTGAGCAAGGAGTCAAACACGGTAATACTCTGCTTTACCGAGTTGACTTGTTGGCCCATTCGGTTAAAGCTATTGGTCGTGTTGTTCAGTTGGGCATTGACCTGGGTGAGGTTCGTGTTCACCTGGGCCAAGACATTGACCGTGGTATTGAACGAGTTGTTGATGTTGTTAATCGTACTCAGCCCTTGGGCCGAGGCGATGTTGGAAAGGGCTTTAGCAGCAGCGGTGGCGTAGGCCGATAGTTCTTTGTTCTTAGCGATAAGCTCGTCAAGCTTTCGCTTCATATCGTCTATATTCGCATCGTAACTTACCGATATTTTATCAGCCATTGGTGTCTTGTTTAGCTTTGCGTTGCCTTTCCTCTTGGAAATGCTTGAGCAAAGTTAAGACATCCTCAACGGATGTTTTCATATACTCCTTGTATAGGAATATATCGCCCTTCGCTAAGAAAACGAAGAACTCACGCCAATTTAAGTCGTTGAGGTAGAGTTCCGAGCCGAGATTTCGGATTTCAGGAGTTCCCTCGTCTGCTCCAGCCGGGACGAGGCCATCTCCCAGAAGATTGTCCAATCTTCTTCTAAATGTTCTATATTGGGAAAGAACTGACTCAGCCCGGCTAAAACGAAAAAATCGTACAACTCCTTGCCCTTGTACGCTTCCCTAAACGCCTCCACCTTCTTTTGCTCAAACTCGTTGTTCCACTCACCTGGGTTTTGGTCTTCACGGATCAACACCGCTCCAGCCAACTCCATCATCACTTCGGGGTGAACGAGCATATCCTTCCTCCTGCGCATCTCCCCGACAAGGAAGCCAATCTGCGCCAGGTTCTTCACGGCGGTGCCATCCACGGCCTTGTTCAAGGCTCCCTCCATATTCTCCAGGAAGACATCCAGCTCTTCCCTTGAAACCATCCGCTGCAACTGAATCACGAGGTCTTGGATCCGTCCCATTCGGTCAATGGGGATGTCAAAGATGTTCTGGTAAATGAAATACCGGTGGCCTTGGCAGGTCAACGCAAACTTCAAGCCACGCATCTTGTCGGGCTTGTAGGTATCGTCCCACACCATTTGGGTCAGCTCCTTCTTGAAAAGCTTGTAAACGAGTTTGTGTATCACGAGAGTTTAATGAGGATGAAATTGAGGCTTACGCCCACGAGCATCACGACACCCATTTGCAGGAGGTCAAAGCCCATCAGCGGGGCGGTGATAAGATAGAAGATGCCTCCCCATACCGAAGCCATACAACCAACACACCCATAAATAGGTTTGTGAAGGTTGGGGAACTTATGCGGGGGGATGGTTTTCTTGAACCACTTGCCCACCTTGCCGAGGAGTTGTTCCTCCTCAAGCATAATGGAGAGCGATACGGTCATCAGGCTTACAACCAAAGCCCGTGCCATTGTGTCAAGAGATGTCATTTCTTCTTCTCAAAGGTCATCCAAAGGACACTCACCAGAGAGATGGTTGCACCAACGATTTCGGTAACGGACGATTCGTCCAAATAGCCTTTCGCAGCGAGCAAACCGCCAGCAAAGGTCAATGCGTGGCGAAGGAGGGGGAGAATTAGGTTTTTCATGGATTGATATATTTGAATTGAAAGGAAAAGCAAGATTCTGCGGTTGGGTAAGTCGGGGCGAGGGTCAGCGGTAACTCATCGCCATCCAGGTTCGGCGAGGCACCGCCGGTGTAACTCGCATAAGCCCTTACCTCGTAGGTTCGGCCAATGGCGAAATACGCTTGGAGGTCATCAATCGTGGCGTTGGGGATGGTAATTGCTCCCGACACAGGCGTGGCCATCGTGAAACGGAAGGAGCGGTCAAGGGTCACATCGGTAATCACAACGGCAACAGCGGCGCTTGGCGTGGTATAGCCAATCACAACGCTATCGGCGCAGATGTCAAAGGTGCCAATATCGGGGCAGTCGGTGCATTCAAGACAACTCATCGGCTTGGTGTTTTAAGTTCGGGGACAAAATTGTTGTTAAAGTGTGTGTAACCGCTCTTTTTGAGGTGTTTAAGGTACCATTCGCTCAAGAAGCTGTTGCAAAGATACCGAAAACAGTCGGCAAAGTCGGACTGTTGGGTAATGATATATCGGTTTCGCTTTATGATGTTGCCAGCGGCATCGCACGCCACCATCTTCATATCCCTCGCCACGCCGGGGGCCGTCTTCGGGTTTATCTTGATATCGGGGTGGAATTGGAGGAGGTAATTGCATTGCGCCCGGCTGTTCTCGTGCTTCGGGTTCGGAGCGACCTTGATCTGCCGCTGCGCCAATCCAAGGCCCCTCGCTAATTGTTCGTAGTAGTTGGCATTGTCCCTCTGTGATAAATCGCCCCGTTTGCCCATTGCATCGCCCGTGAGCAGGCAGGAGAACAGGAAGGGGGCGTACTTGGCCTTAATGGTGTCCACCATCTTGGGGATGCTTCCGTCCGTGACCTGGAACTCGTCAACGATGTGAACGTGGTCCCCTTGGCTATCCGTCCACATCTGCGCCACCAGACCGCAGAAGGGTTGCAGGTTGAAGTCAAGGGAGATGTAAATGGGTAGGTTCGGGTTGAAGGAAGCGTTGTGGGTTTCGTGCTTCTTCGCTTCGTAAGAGATGAAGAAGGGGTTTTCGGGTTTCTCCTGCACTTCCCAATCGCCCTCCACGAATCGTTTGTACTCGTATTCGGGCATATTGTCCCGGAGGGATTGAAGGTAATCTTCGGGGATGTGGGGGTTGTCGGTGATCTTGGATGGGATGTAAGCCCAGGTGGGGGGAAGGTCGTTCTCCTTCCACTTGTCGTAAATCAACTCCTTCACCCAATTATTGCTTGGGTTGCAAGTGGCCATCACGACAATGGGCGGTCGGCCTTCGCAATTCAGCCACGAACCGGCACGCTCCAAGACCTTGTAAAGGAGTCCTTCCTGGCACTCGTTAATCTCGTCAATCCCACCGCCGTTAATCTCCAAGCCCTTGAATCGGTCAAAGTCTTTATCGGTATCGTAATTCTCGCCCATAAAGATTAACTCGGAGCCGTTGGTGAACCGCACAATCTGGGCCTGCTTGTCCCAAGAGGCAACGTGCGTGCCTAAGCCTTGGTTCATCAGGGATGTGAAGGTCACAAGCGTTGTACGCTGAAGCGTGGGCATACTCTGCCTGATGATCACCCACCGGCTGCCGGGATATTTGGAGCAGAGGGAGATATAGGTTAGAAGGAGGCAGTAAGTCTTCCCGCCTCGGATCGCTCCGCCAAAGAGGATGAATTGCTTCTCCCCCGACAAAGCCATCTTATACGCCTGACTCTGCCTCGCCGTTAGTTTCATCCGTAATGGGTTCAGTCAACTCAAGCACAAACGGCCCCGTGTTCGGTGCCGTGGTCTGCTGCTGGGGCTTGCCATACAAATAAGCCAAAGCCAATTCCATCGCCCGCATATTGCCACGAATCGCCTCAGTCACCAATCGGGCAATCAACGCATCCATCCGCTTCACCCCGCCAATCGTTCTGTCCAAGTCGGCATCAAGCAAGTCCCGAATATCTCGCCTCGTGACCGTCTTAGGTTTCATAGAACGAGAGTTTAGGAGAACAGGTATCTCTGCCCTCGGTTCGGTATTTGGAACGCTCTCAGAGGCCTCAGAGACCTCCCCCTCAATAACCTCCACCTTCTTCTTCTTTACAAACTCATGTATCGCCATGCACCCACAAAATTACCACAAGTCAAGTTTAATTCGCCCAAAAAAAATGGGGGGTACCCCTTTTCCACAAAAAAGGTGTTTTTTTCCCACAAATGGCGCAATTTGTTTTTTATCCCTTACTATATATATAAGTGTCTATATACTATATAGACATCTATATTTAATATAGACATCTATATAACATATAGACATCTATATAGAATATAAACACTTATATTAAATCTTATGCTCATTTTTTTTTGAGTCGCATTTTACACACCAAAAAGAGTCTAAAAACAGCGTCAAAAAGGCACCCGATTTTAGCCTTTTTGTCAAACTGTGTTAAGGGGTCGGAAGTAGTGGGAGTGGGGGAGAATGTGTTTATGGATCCATTTTTGGGCGGGTTTAGGCCTTTTGGTTTGGCTTGTTTGCTTGGTTGGGGATGGCCGATTTAGGGAGCCACCCAAAAAAAGGTGTCCTTTTTTCTTTCCTCTCTTTTGGGTTCCATCCTCCATCCCTCTCTTGGTTCTGACGATTTGCCCAACCTAAGAAGGATAAAGGCAAACCAAAGAAGGAAAAAAGATTTTAGGCAAAGTTAGATTTTTGGGAGGGGGTCTCTTTGGTGGAATCCCCATCCCCTTTACCCTCCATCCCCCCCACCAAACCCAAACCCCAAACCATAGGGCAAAAAAAAAGACCCCATTTGGGGCCTTTCTTTCTTGGTTGTTTTTTGGTTTAGGTCGCTTTTGTATCAAAGGTCATCCCATCTTGGATACAATAGTATTTTAAACCTTGGTGGGTAAAGCAAGGCAAATTAAAAATACCATCCTCAGATTTACATTCAAAGCAATCTTTGGAGGCATCGTAAACCCCTAAAAAGCCTAATTTAATTAATTCTTTTTTGTTGGTTATTTTGGCCCTTTGGAATTGCTCTAAGGTAAAGAATGGAATATTCCATCCATTTAAACGATAACCAAAGTCTAAACCCTCCAAAGGTTTAAAAGTGTATTGGTTGTCATCATTTTTAATGTAATAAATAGTTGGGTTTGGGTAATTCATAATTTAGGGGTTTAGGGTTTGGGTTAATTGAATGAACAAATATAAAAATATTTCTTAGATTTGCACCCATTAAGGCAAAAAAAATGCAATTTATTTTTATGTAATATTTTAACCTTTAGCCTTTTAATATTGGCTTTAATACCTTATACCTTGGGCGGTCGTTTTTTGGTTTTGCCTTTCTTTTCGTATTGACGACTGACGACAGTTTGACGACTGACGATTGACGACTGACGAAGGTTTGACGACTGACGACGGTTTGACGATAAAACAAAAAAAAGGCCCCGTTTGGGGCCCTCTTTTCGCTGCTGTTGTTTTCTTTACTCCTGCATAGCTTCGGCTTCCTGTTTGCGCTCCTGCGCTTTCTCGTATGCCTGGGCTAATTTGGCGTTTAGGTTCTGGCGGTCCTTTTCTTTTTCTTCCATGTTTTGAAGCATTACCGGCATTATTAGACCTTGGGCGGCGCCGTTGTCCTCCGGGTTAACATATTGAACAATAACGGCCCGGTTAGCTTCTCTAAAGGTTATGATCCAGGGGCCCGCATCCATGATTTGAGCGGCCCGGCCGATTAGCTTTGGATTTAGGCCGATTTGACCTCCTGTTAATTGGTGCTCCGTGGATGTTGGGAGTACGGCGATCCATTGCGGATATTTGCCGGGCCCGTTCACCATATCCACGGGGTCAAGGTACGGCAGGACGTCTAAGGTATTGCCGGCCTTGTCCAAAGTTCGGATCGTTTTTTGGTCCTGGTCGCACCCTATCAAATAAACTTTTGACCCGGTTAGCTTCTTGTATTGGTCGGCGTGCAGGTAGAAATCAGCGGGCAAAATTTCGGGGTTGGTTAGGACCTCTGATATATTGAACCAAAACAAGGTGTGGGCGTCTGTGGCCGTTGCATACATACCGGCGGGACCTTGCGGACCTTCTGGCAGGGTGCAAAATTGAACGTAATTCATAGCCGGGCGAAATGGGTCCTTACTTGCGCTAAGGTGAATTTTTGCGAGGGCTTGGCCGGCGTTAATTACTGAAATTGGGGTTTTGTTGTTCATGGTTTGGGGTTTAGGGTTTTGGGTTGTTTTGGGTTGGGTTGTTTTGGTTAGATAATGGAAAAATAAGTGTATCCATGGGCTTCAAATTCGTCCTGCGTCCGTCCGTTAGCGGGCCTTACGATCTTGGCTTCGGCGCCTGCATTGTTGAAGCATTGCCAGACGGCCTGACTTAATTTGTCGTATCCGTAACCGCCGGCGGTCCCTACATTGGACCAATTAAATTCGTGGTCCTTCAAAGGGCCGGCAAAGATTACCACGGAGGCACGGCATACGGCGCCCGCTGGATTATCGGACCAATTAGCAATTAGGCGGCCGGCGGGCTTGCCATCGTATAGGAGGGCCACGGCGGTCGTTCCTTTAACGTGGCTGTAATCGGTGATCTGTTTTTGGTTTTTCATGGGTTGGGGGTTTAGAGGTTGGGGTTATTTGTTAATGCAAATATACGGCGGGCCCTACCTGTTGCGACCTTTGCCCTAAAATATTTTTTATTTATTTTTAGTGGGGCTGCTGCATTCTATATATATATATCTTTGGGCCTGGTTCATGGTCCTGGCTCCCTGCATGAATCCGCCGGGCTTGTCTGGTCCTGGTTCCTGGTCCTGGCTTGACCTTCGGACCTTTGGACCGGTTGACCTTGGATCCTTTGGCTTGACGATTGACGATACCTTGACGATTGCTTGACGATAAAAAAATAATAAAAATAATTTGACGATAGCGGCGCAAATGACGATTGACGATATTAACTTTGTTTTACAATTCAACCCTTAAACCCTAACCCCATGAACAGACCAACAAAAAAAGAAATTCAGCACGAGCGCACCAACGATGGTTATTTGCTATTGACGATTTGGATAGCGGGCTATCCCCTAAAGGCCAAATACCTTGGCTATACCATAAAAGAGGCCAAAAACCGATTTTGGAATACTTTGTTGACGAATCCACGATCCCTAAATTATTAACCCTAATTAACCCCAACCCTAAACCCTAAAACGATGACAACAAAAACGATTAACCTGTACGAATTTGACGAGCTTGACGATACCGCAAAAAACAAGGCGGTTGACGATAACCGCTCTATCAATGTTGATTATTGGTGTTGGTGGCACAACGTTTATGACAATGCCAAAACGATAGGCTTGGATATTACAGACTTTGACCTGGACCGCCACGATATTGGTGGCCGGTTCATTGACGATGGAGCCTACGATGCAGCCAACAAGATTAAGGTTGAACATGGCTTTGATACGCCAACACACAAGCTTGCTGACGAATTTTTGAAGGATTACGCTAAGGCTGACGATGATGATATTGACGATTTATCTGACGAATTTTTGAAGGCTTTGTTGGAGGAATATCGTATCATATTGACGAATGAATTTGAATGGTTGACTTCTGATGAATGCGTTATTGATACCATGCGGGCCAACGAATACGAATTTAACGAGGATGGCTCCCTGGCTTAAAACCGGTTATCTGACGAGGCCAGAAGGCCGAAACAGCCCTACGGGGCTGTAATAACCTAAACCCTAAAACAATGAGAATAATTGAGAGAACCCCGATCGTGCTACCCAACGACAATGCCGACACGGTTGAGGCGGTTATTTACACAACAGGACAAATAGATTGCCCCCATCAAGTGTATATTTTTGCCCCAACACTTAACCGTATTATTGACGAGTTTGACGATGAGTCAATTATCGCTCTTTGGGCCGATCAATACCCCGAATGGGCCGAAAAGATTGCACCGGTTATCTGAGGAGGCCACAAGGCCGAAACGGTCCTAATGGACCGTAATAACCTAAACCCTAAAACAATGAACCAAGAGACCGCCTACCACTACACGATCACGAATGTTTGGTTTGATCCTGAGACCAACGAACGGAACGAAAATGTCTTCACCTGCGATGACGATGGCCAGGTTGACAATTACATTTACTGCTTTGACGAGGTTGACGAATTGCTCGGCCCTGGAGTTGACTATACCACCGTTGACGAGCAAGTTTTCACCTTTGACGAGGGTGACGATATTACCCCCGGCGATTACCGGTTAATTAGCGAATCCACCAAAATCTTAATCTAAACCCCAAACCATGAAAGACGGACAAACAATAGGCCAATGGCTGAACTGGGACTTTAAGGCCAATGGTTCCTTGGAAGTCTTAGACAAGAATAGCAATCTAATCTATTTTGAAAATTGGTGGGGTTGGGACAGGCATGAATACGATTCTGAAGAAAAATTAATGTACTATGAAAATTCAGATGGATTTTGGGTAAAGCACAAATACGATTCTGAAAAAAGATTAATCTACCATGAGTATTCAGAT